CTCACTACTCACTTAGTTTGTTGTGTGTGGCGATACACCACGGTTCAGGTAACCGCACTTAAGAAATTGAGACCTTAGAGTAAAATCACCATTGGATACTCTCAGAGACAATCCGTCTCATCGAGCACAATGATATGTGCAAACCTCTTAGGTTATTTAATAAGATAGATTATCTACGCTTGTTCAGCGCACGTGGCGATCCCCACCACGATTTTATATTGGAAGCGTTGTGTCATAGTACATAACAGGCGCTCCTGTAAAGAAATAAAGACTGAAATCTTCTGCCGCAGAGCAGAAGAGATCATAGTGATGACTTGAATCACTAGTGGTCTTTATCATAGTTGTAAGCTTGAACCCGTCTCCTTCTTCATGGAAACTGGTCATATCAGCTTGTTTTGCAGGTAAAAAGCGATCTCGTCTTTGATAGGGTGACTCCCACTCTAAACAAGGGTTCACGTCTGTATGCGCAAGCACAGTACCCGTGATACCAGAGAGCTTATCTCTTTGAGCTGAATGAAGAAAAGTGTTCGTGTTTTCTTTTCCAGCCAAGACTGTTTGATTAATCCATTCCACATTATCCTCAATACGATCGACCCTGATCGTTGTAGGAGTGGGAAAATTACCTGGATTAGTAAAAATAGCCTTCCATCTAATGCCACCTCGCCTACCTGTAAAGGCTGGTGTCAAATAATTTAATAACGTCATCTCACCATAGTTGTAGTTACCTGCTCTTGGTATAGTAACTGGATAGATCGCTCCTGGAGCCCATCCCGAATAATAAGGGAAAATGCGGGCTCTGACGGTCCACCAGGAAATATTTGAACCAATTTCTGCACCTAAAGCGCAAACCATGGCGCTATGAGTATAACGTTTTAGCAAGGTTCGAAATGAATCTATGATTTCACCATGGAACACTGTTGAATAGTGATCCATGCCTGACGGTAGTGTCGCCATAGATACTTCTACTTGCTCTTGCAATGGTTTAGATGGTTCATCTGTAGCCTCCATGTCTCCTTGTGTGACTGGCGAATCATCTACCATACCCATTTGCGGTTCGATCTTAGCGCTTCGTTGTGTGTCTCCATAATTTGCAAAATACGAGTATTTCGATAAGGTATCCGATGGATTCCTAAATTGCATATCATCTCCGGCACAAGCAAAGACGTTAATCTCAATTGGTATACTGACATCTGAGTTAGGCGTCGTCAATGAGTTAACTACGTATACGCGTAGCAAGCCATTACAACGTTCACCCGGAACAGCCGAAGGACCACTGTTCGCTCCGACCTCAAACGGTCTGTCGCGAGGGGCAATGGTATTACCTTTGTAGTATCTTCCTGGAGCACCTACGATGCAAAAGCCTTCGTGGGTACCCCATCCAATCTCTACTGTAAAGTCTTTCTCTTCAGCAATATCAATAATGTGCGTGTAATTCGTGTTGAATTCATCTGATTGGAATCCGTACGGATCATACACGACTTTTAAACGTCCTTTATGAAAATTGGACGCTACTATTTGGAACCTATATTTCATGGTTCCATGCCAATGTAGGAATGGTGCAGCAGCAAAACCACTTGCTGTCATATGTATTTCATCTACACCATTTCCTGTTGCAGGCACATAATCCCACAGCATGGGTGTCACTTCTGTTTCGAAAATCCTTTGATCTGGTTCATTACCAGTCGACCATTGGAATCTCGTTAAGAAGCTTTCACGTGTCGCAATGGAGCTGACTGTCATCTCGTCAGTTCCATCCAACCCTACTACTCTAGAATCTACGGTTAGTTCTTGTTTGGAATCAACCGTTAATTTGCGACAAATGTCAGCACCATCTGTCACAGCCAAATCTCCAGTTGGATGAGGCTTCATTCTAGCAGTATCAGTTAAGTCTACAGGTTTACAATAACCGTAAGATTTAGCTACACCAGCAGTTGCGTTTGCTACCATCTCTGTCGACCTCATATATGGTCCTATGACAGGGACATCTTTTAGCGCACCCGCTGCTTCAGCGACAGCACTTGCGGTTTTGGAAATGAGACCATCTTTCTGATATTCATCTCCACTTCCCGTGACTTTACCCATCTG